TTTCTATCATTTATTATTTTCCAAAACAAAACGAACATTTTTTCTCCTTTCTAGCCTATCCGAGAGACAATTCGGGTAGGTTTTTGTTGTATAAAAAATAAATTAAGTGAATAACGTGAGAGTTGGTGATATATGAGATGGCAAGAAAAACATTATACGAAAAATTAGATATTGAAACTAAACTACCTCTAGTAGAAGGGTGGAAACGTGATGGACTGACCGATGAACAAATAGCAAAGAACTTGAGCGTGTCTAAAGATACGTTGATCAAATGGAAAAATGAAAAGAAAGAGTTTTTCGAGTCCATAAAAAGAGGTAAAGAAGTTTCTGATTACGAATTAGAAAACGCATTGCATAAGAGAGCTACAGGCTACTACTACGAAGAAGAAACGGTCACTAATGCGGGTAAGGTTGTCAAAGTTAAAAAGTACGAACACGCTAACCCTACGTCGCTTATATTCGCACTTAAGAATAGACTGCCTAATAAATACAGAGATAAAGTTGAACAAGAAATCACTCAACGTAATATTGAAATTAACATAGGTGATTATGATGACGAATCTTAAACTTAATTTTAATAACCCAGAGAAAGTGTTTAACAAGAACATATTTGAAATACTTACCAACTATGACAATTTCACTGAAGTACATTATGGTGGTGGCTCAAGTGGTAAGTCACATGGTGTTATTCAAAAAGTAGTGCTGAAAGCATTAATGAAGTGGCCTATTCCTAGACGTATGTTGTGGCTAAGAAAAGTACAATCAACAATTAAAGATAGTTTGTTTGAAGATGTAAAAAGTTGTTTGATTGATTACGGCATTTGGGATATGTGCCAATGGAATAAAACGGATAATAAAGTTGTGTTACCTAATGGTGCGACATTTCTATTTAAAGGTTTAGATAACCCTGAAAAAATTAAGTCGATTAAAGGTATTTCAGATATTGTAATGGAAGAAGCGTCAGAGTTTACACTTAATGACTATACACAATTGACGTTACGTCTAAGGGAACGTAAACACGACCATAAACAAATATTCTTGATGTTTAACCCAGTATCCAAGCTGAACTGGCTATATAAGTATTTCTTTGAACATGGCAAACCGATGGAAAATGTCATGATTAGACAATCTAGCTATCGGGATAATAAGTTCCTTGATGAAGTGACACGTCAGAACTTAGAGTTGTTAGCTAATCGTAATCCCGCTTATTACAAAATATATGCGCTAGGTCAATTTGCTACGCTAGATAAACTAGTGTTTCCTAAGTATGAGAAACGATTGCTTAATAAAGATGAATTGAGACATCTACCTTCATATTTCGGATTAGATTATGGATATGTGAACGATCCTAGCGCATTTATACACTGTAAGATAGACGCTGAAAACAAAAGATTATATATCTTAGAAGAATACGTCAAAACTGGAATGCTAAATGATGAGATAGCGGAAGTTATCAAACGTTTAGGTTATTCCAAAGAAGAAATATTTGCAGACAGCGCAGAACAAAAGAGTATTGCAGAAATGCGTAAACTGGGTATAGAACGTATTAAACCTGCACAAAAAGGTAAAGGTTCTATCATGCAGGGGCTACAATTTCTTATGCAATTCGATATAGTAATTGACGAGCGTTGTTTCAAAACTATTGAGGAGTTCGATAATTACACGTGGAAGAAAGATAAAAACACTGATGAATATATGAACGAACCAGTAGATACTTACAACCACTGTGTAACAGGAGATACGTTAGTTAACACTACATCTGGAGCTAAACCAATTAAAGACTTGGTGGGCTCAGAGGGTAGTGTTTTTTGTTATGACGAAGCAAATAAAGAGAAAGTGACATCTAGATACTTTGATGTGCGCAAGACTAGAGAACAAGTACCAGTATTCGAAATAGAAACAGAGAGCGGCAAGAAAATTAAAGCTACTAGCGACCACTTAGTATTAACAAAAGATGGGTGGAAGATGTTGAAAGAGCTAAGCATCAACGACGAAATAATAAAAGTTTAAGAGGTGTCATTAATGCAAAAGTATGTTCATTTCAATGGTATGAAATTCACTAGAGATGAAAAAACGGGGTATTACCTAAATTCCACGAACAGAATAAGGCTGCATCGATATGTATGGGAACAAACTAACGGGAAAATCCCTGAAGGGTATCATATCCATCACATTGATGGAGATAAAAACAATAATGATATTTCTAACTTAATGATGTTAACCTCTACTGAACATCTTTCATATCATGGGAACAAGCGCGCTAGTGAAGATTACGAGGCGATGGTAAAAAACTTATCCTTAAATGCGCGTCCTAAAGCGAATGAATGGCACGCTTCAGCAGAAGGTAGGAAATGGCATAAAAGTCATTATGAAAAAATGAAAGATAAACTATATGTTAAACGTGAATTCACTTGTGAGCAATGCGGACAAAAATTCGAAACACAAAACAATGGAGCGAATAGATTTTGTTCTAATAAATGTAAATCGAAATGGCGTAGAGAAGCTGGTTTAGATGATGTAGAAAGAGAGTGTATATATTGTGGTAGAACATTTAAAATCAACAAATACCGTAAGACAAGGACCTGCTCAAGAAGTTGTGCAAACAAGCAAAGAGCCCAAGATAGAAAAAATAAAAAGTATCAAATTTCATAGTATACAAGATGTTTATAATATGGAAGTTGAAACGCACCATAATTATGCTGTCGAGGGAGGGCTAATTATTCATAATTGTATTGACTCCCTACGCTATAGTTGCTCTAAATTTTATAAACAGAAACCTAAAAAGAAAGCGCCACTTAAAAAATCTATAAACACCATTAAAGCTATGGGCTTATAAGGAGGTAACACATGGCACATGTTAACAACTTTGAAAGAGATCTTGAACGTCGTCAAATGCGTGATGAGATATATAGACGTGACGCAGTTGAAACGTACAAATACGATGGCACAGTACAAGACTTGTTAGATAACCCTAACGATATCAGTGACTTTATTCGTCATCATTTAGAGGCGCAAGTTCCAAGATTACAAATGTTAGATGATTATTATCAAGGTTTAAACTTTAACATCATGCGTAATAAAAGACGTAGAGAGAAGCATTTAGCAGACAATAGAGCAGCTCATGACTTTGCTTCATACATCACTGACTTTATTAATGGTTATTGCTTCGGACATGCAATACAAGTGCAATCAGATAAAGAGATGACACAAAGTAAATTAAATGAGTTACACAGTCTTAACGATGTAGATAGTCACAATCGCTCTTTAGGTTTAGACTTGTCTATCTTTGGTAGAGCGTATGAATACATTATACGTAACCAAGAAGATGAGGTTAGATTTTACAAATCAGATCCACGCAATACTTTTGTTATATATGATACAAGCGTAGAGAAGAATAGTTTGATGGCTATTAGATATTGGAAGGTAGCAACAGAAGATAGCGTAGAGTTAACGGAAGTTGAAAGTAACATTTACTATGTTGATGTTATTACAGATCAAGCAACATATTTCTACGAGGCGAACAGTGTAACTAACTTAGAGTTGTCTGAACGAAAACCACCAGAGGCGCATTCATTCGGTAGAGTTACTATTACAGAGTTCAGCAACAATGAAAAACGTAGAGGAGACTTTGAGAAGGTTATTCCCCTTATTGACTTATATGATGAAGCGCAATCAGATACAGCTAACTATATGAGTGATTTAAACGATGCAATGTTGTTAATTAAAGGTAACGTTGATTTAAACGAAGAGGTAGCAACTTTACAGAAAGAAGCGAATGTATTTCATTTAGCACCTCCTGAATATGCAACAGTGGACGACAAAGTCACTGAAGGTAATGTAGACGCTCAATACATCTACAAGCAATATGATGTGAGTGGTGTAGAAGCATATAAAACAAGAATCGCTAAAGACATTCACACGCTTACTAACACACCAGACATGACTGATGAAAACTTTGGAGGTCAACAATCTGGAGAAGCCATGAAATATAAGTTATTTGGTTTAGAGCAACGTACAGCAATCAAAGAAGGATTGTTCCGGAAAGGATTGGTTAGACGTTACAAGTTAGTCGGAGAAATTATGGGTGTGAATAGAGAGATAGACAAAGACAATCTCAAAGATTTAGTATTTACGTTCACTCGAAACTTACCTAAGTCAATTACAGAAGAAATGCAAATGTACATGAGTGCTGGTGGAGAAATCAGTCAATCAACGTTGATGTCACTTGTATCATTTATCGACAACCCTCGAGATGAAATGAAACGTATTCAATCAGAGGAAGAAGAAAAGATAAAACGTTCTGATGAATTGATGTACAACGATGAACAAAACGAGGGTAGTAACATAGAGCAATCTACTTCAAACGATGAGGAGTGATAGTCTATGTCCTACTGGCAAGATAGAGCAAATGAAATCATTGAAGAAGAAAGTAAATCTGATGCAGAAATTGCTCAAGAGATACAACGTATTGTCGATGAGATGAACGCTGATATTGAAGATGAAATTAATCGCTTTTACGTGAGATATGCTACAAGCGAAGGTATCACATTAGCAGAAGCTAAGAAGAAGATTGACGCAGTTGATGTACAGATGTTCCAGCAGAAAGCAAAACAGTATGTTGAGAATAAAGATTTTAGTGATAAAGCACTG